TTCATTAAAGGCAATAGAAAATTCAACATGATTATTTTTTCTTTTTAGGGAAACCTTTTTTCATGTTTGAATAAGACTTTGCACTTACTGTACTTTTAGACTTTGGTCTTGAAGTACCAGCTCTTTTTCTGGCATTTATATTTTTATATAATGACATGTTCTCCTTCCCACCTAAATAGGTGTTACATTATGTTTGATTGTTTAACTTTTGCTTCTACTGATTTTCTAAAAGCGGTATCTACTTTGTATTTTGGATTATTAATATCAGCGAGCATTTGAGCTACACTTTCATAACCCACATTACTTTCTGATTTTTGACCAGAAAATAAATTTGGTTCTCTTGTATTTGCTTGGAACCTAGAATTAACACCAGCTATTGCTAATTGTGCTTGTTCTAAACTTCCTCCATCTACTGCATCATTAAAGGCATCTATTTCACCTTTAGATAAATTTTGTGATGCCCATTGAACCATATTATTGTATTGGTCTTGACCACCTACAGTAGCAACTATTGCTTCATTGTGTTGTGAAGTTAATGCTTCTTGTCCTGAAATATAAGCATCCACTACATCTTTAGGAATACCCATTTCATTTAACTTATTATAACTTTCATCTGTCAATGAACCTTGTTCAGTATACTCATTATAAAAAGGTTCTAATGTTGGATTAGTTTTTACTTCTTGAGAATTATCTATTTTTAAATCTTTTTTCTCAATTGGTTTATCAGTAGGTTTAGAAAATTTCTTTTCTAATTCTCCATAAGCTTTTGCTAGTTCTTCTGCATTTGAAAACTTTTCTGGTAGCCATTCTGGTCTATCATTAGAAGTCTCTTCAGTTTGAGCTTCTTGAGTAACCTCTGTGTTTTCATCTTGTTGTTTTGACTGTTCCTCTAGTGATATATTTTCTTCACCTTCAGATATTTTTACTTGTTCAACCATTTATTTCTCCTATTGGTTTTGATTTAGCGCCTGGCCGATTGCTTCAGGTGGAATACTTCCAGCTATTTGTGAACCTGCGTTTAACACTGCTTGGTTCTGTTGGTCGGCTTGAGCAGCTTCTTGTTGAGCTTGCGCCTCTGCTTGAATTTCTTCTTGTGTTCTAATTAAACTTTTTGTTTCAATACCATCTGCTGTTGCTAGTCTTGATATTGCTTCAGTTACATTTACATATTGTTGAATTGCTTCTGCACCTAGAACACCATTTAAAGTTTGTAAAAATTGAATTAATTTATTTCTATCATTAGCTCTACCTAATGCTTCTATACCTGTAATAACTTTTGGAAACACAACTCCTTTAGGAAGTTCTGGTAATTTTTTACTTTTTTGTAAAATAGTTATTTTTCTTTTAACAAATGGTAATTGAAATTCTTGTGATAATATTCCATAAATTCCACCAAGACTATCTTGTAGTTCTTGAGCTACCATTCTAACTTCTTCTGCTGTAGTTCTTTCACTATCTCTAACAACTGATGCATTTAATAAAAATGCGTATGATAATCTTTGTTCAATCTTTGCTATTGTTTCTTGAGCAACTCTAAAGTCTGGAAATTTACCAACTTGTAATACTGATACGTCTGCTGCTGAACCTTCAATGATTGCACCATTTTCACTTTCAGCTAAAGCTTGAGCTCTAGTGGTTCCATTGGGTGAAACCATAAATAATGTTTTTGCTGATGCACTAGCACCTTCTACAATTGCTTTAGTTAATCCTTCAAGACTAACCATATCACCAAGGTATTCCTCAACATACGACCTTCCATAGCTTTCACCATCTACCCTAATCATTCTTAGCGGAATATATGGTGTTTTCTCTATTTCATAACTTCCAACACTATCTGGAATAGTTATACCTTTTACTTCTTGGTGTACTTCAAATTTCTTTTTAACTCTTTTTATACATGTATATAAATCACATGTTTTGCTATCATCTTCTTCAGGATTAATTTGATTATAAATAATTTTTTGTGTTTCTTCTGGTAAGACTTTATAGGCAATTGTTTCTTTAGTAATTATTTCTAAAACATTACCCATTGGGTCTCTTTCAACTATATATTGAGATAATGGAAATACTCTAATTCCTTCTTTACTTATAAATAGTAAAACATTACCGCCAACTACTAAATGTTTTAAAGCTTGAAATATAGAAACTCTATCATTAGAAATTTCAATATTATTCATTACAGCTTTTTCTACTTCAGCTAATCCTTTTTCAATTTGACTTTTTAGATTTTCATCTTGCTCAATATCTTTAAGTGCAAAGTTATCTATACTTAATCTAAAGAATGGTGCATTAGGTGGTAATAAAGATAATAATAATTTTGATGCTAAGTTGTTTACACCTCTTGCACCTATACCTTGATATGGTGTATTAAATTTTTCTGAAGATGTTTCACTATCGTTAGGTATTAAAGTTGGAATTGTAACTTCACTACATTCTCTAGCTCTATCTAAATATGTTTCTCTTTCCCCTATTTTTTTAGTGTACCTACCTGATAAAGTACCAGTATTAGTAACGTCACTAAAATATTCTCCACTCATTTATTATACTCCTCCAATTGTCGGTATTCTCAAAATAGATGAACCAGCTCTTCGTCTTTTTGACATAGAACTTTTTCCTTCTCCTTGAGCTTCCGAATATCCAGCTTCCATTGGCGCACCTTGAACTATTTTAGTTATTGGTGGTGGCGCAATTGGGTCTGGTTTCGGTGCAGGTGGTGGACTGGGGTTGCTGTTACACATTAAACCGTCTCCATGATATTTTCTGATTGTTTTTTGGCTTCGGCATGTAAATATCTAACCACGCTTCTTTGGCCAATTTTGTAATATATTTCTTTCATATCCATATTTATTTCTGGAGTTTTCTCTGGAAATAAAACATCTAATGCTGCTAACATTTCTTTAGTTATGTAAGGAATTTGATTAGGTTTCGTTGTCATATATCTAAACTGTCCTGTTTTAGATTAGCTATAATCTCTATCTAAAATCATTTTTAGGTAATGAATGGCTTTTTTAATATCTTCTTCTTTGCCTTTGTATGGGTGTCTACAAATGTATTTAATTGCATTACCTTCAGCAAAAGGAAGTTTGTTTTCATTAATAAAAAATGCTGGCTGCACCTTCATCTTTTTATAATGTGAACCGCCTTCTTGGTATTTAAGGCTGTCAAAAATATCTTTAGTTGTCATATTATTATTTCTTACGTAATTGTGTTTGAAGATATGCTTTTTGTTTTTGCAACATATCTATAGTTTCTTTAAGTTTGTTCACTTCTTCTTTATGTAATTCATCCTTTTTAAGCTGAACTTTTTTTTCGTATGTTTTAGCCTTATTAGATGACACTACTTCTAAATGCTCTTCTCTCATTTCAGCCATTGTTAATTACCTAACTGCCATAAAATGGGTTTTTTGTTCTTAATATCCCAATCACTTGTTCTTAAAATTCTTGCTAATCTTGCTTGAGTTAGAGCATCTTCTTCATCTAGTTTTGCTCGTTTATATTCAGCAACAACCGCTGGCCACATTTCAGATAAACCATTTTTATTAGCTAAAACTCTTTGAGCTTTAACACCTCCAACACCAGGTACTCCAGGAAAATTATCTGTCCTGTCTCCTATTAATGTTTGATACATAAAATTATAATTAGCAGTAGCTTCATCTACTAATTCAGTAGAACCATCATGTATAAAATGATGTAACCCTGGAACGGTACGCATATCTTTGTCAGAAGATAGCACTATACAATTATCTTTATTTTCTTTTGATGTAGCTAATATACCTAAAACATCATCACCTTCTAAACCAGGATATGAAACACATTCATATTCTTTTTTAAGATAATCTTTAAGTGGTTGTACTGTAATAGGTTTTCTAATTTTTTTTCTATTAGATTTATATTCAGGATATAATTTTTTTCTAAAATTATCTTTATCATCTAATGCGATAACTATACGACTACAATTTAATTTTATAAAGAAATGCTTAATAGTATTTTCTAAAGTTTGTTTGGCTAAATTAAAATCAGTATGTAATGTCCATACATCATGTTCCCATTCTGTAGCTTCTTCTAAGGCTGCTGAAACTCTATACACAATTAATGAGCCATCAATTAATAGTGTCTTTTTTCTTGTTAGCATATTGTTACTTTCTTCATTTTGATTATGTTTTGATTTGGAATTGTTGTGGTATTACCTACTTCAAGAATAGTTCCATTGTCTTCAAATGAAACATCACTTACAAACTTATGACAGTTATT